GGTTATAACGGTGAACGACTTCGAGCGCCTTATACCGAATGTTGGTGATACGCAAACCAACGACTTTGAAAGTCTGGTCCCTACAATCGGCCAGATCGAATCCGTTCGCCGCGCACGGAACCCCGTGACGATTCAGGCCGACCCTGGAGGTGGAACGCCACAGCGGCTCGCAGACCCACGCCGCGACACCGTGACCGGGACCATTCCGGGCGACACCGGCAAGCCGTCTCTCCTGGATCGGGCGCTGGCCAGCGTGAAAGTGACCCCGGAGGGCCGGGTGTCTTTCCTGGAATCACGCTTCGGCAGGGGCAACGTGGGCACCACGCCGGACGGGCGGATCGCAGTGCGAAACAGCCAGACCGGGAAATTTGAGATCTTCAGGGAAGGAATTCTCGGTCTGGTTGGACCGGCCATCGAGGCAGGGCCCGCTGTGCTTGCCTCTCCCACGTTTGCCGGGGTTGCCGCCGCAGGGGCTGCGGGCGGGGTGCTGCGCCAGGCGTTGAGCGGGCTGTTGCCGGGCACCGACTTCCCACAGGGTGGTGGTAGTGAATTGGTACAGCGCGTGGGGCGTGTGGCGGTCGATGCAGCGATCCCGGCAGGCATCAAGGGCGGCATGGCATTTGTGGGGCGCGCCAACCCCAAGAACCTGGTGGCGCGGTCGGTGCAGAGATCCCAGCAATCCCCCTTCGCGCAGGAAGGGACGGCGCTGTCCCGGGATACCGGGATCCAGTTCTCCCCCGGGCAACTTTCGGGCTCCCGGGCGCAACTTGGCATGGAGGGGCTGGCGCGGGTACTACCCGGGAGCGCCGATCAGGTGGCTGCCTTCGATCAGTCGCAGTTGAACAGTGCCACGAAGGTTCTGGGCAGAGTGCTGGACCGTGTGGATCGGCGCGGCCTGGGGGACATCGAGACGGGAACGGCGCTGGAGACCACATTCAAGGGGGCCGTGGACAAGGCGGTGCGGATCCGCTCTGCACGAGCTTCGGTGACGTTTGGAAAGGCGCGGGCGCTATCCGGCGGGCGGCCCGTGGTGACGCCGAACAGTTTGCTGGGCGAGGTGGACAAGGTCATCGCGGAATTCGATGTGCCGGGCGCTGGTGACGCCGCCGCCGTCATCGTGGGAAAGGCCCGTGCATTGAGAAACGATGTGGCCGGACGGGTGCGCGAAGCGGGGACCGCAGCGCCGAAGCTGGTGGACCAATTTGGTCGGGATGCAATGCTGTCGGAAGGCTCCCGGGCTTCCGCCCAGCGCCTGACCGTGAACCGCACCCAGCGACTGTTGCAGATCTACGGTGACGCCGCGAGGGGTAAAGGTCAATTGTTCGCAGATATCGACAAGGCGCAAAGCCGCATGATCGCGGGGCGGCTGAAGAACGCCCTTCTGTCCGACATCGACGCGACCGCAAAAATAATCGGTGGCGACGCCGGGGACGCGCTCAAAATCGCCCGGCGCCAGTACGCCCGCGATTCCGAGTCCATCGACCAGCTGGGCAAGACGGCCCTGGGGCGGCTGTTCAACGGCAAGTTCCCCACGGACCCAGAGGACGTCGCAAAGAAGGTGCTAGGGCTCAATCCGAGCGCCATGAGGACTACGGTGAAGATCATCGGCAAGCAGGACCCTGAGGCGCTCCAGGCCACGCGTCGGCTGTTCCTGCAAAACATGCTGGATGCGTCCGCCCCGTCATCATCCCAGAAAATTTCCAGCGGCACCCCGTTCTCCCCGGCGAAGTTCAACACCTTCCTGGGAAAAAACATGAAGCGGTTCGTGGCCCTGTTCGATGAGGGACCGGAGCGCACCCAGGTGCTGAAGGTGTCGAAGGCGCTGGAACGGGTGGCGGATCGTGGTCGCACCGAGGGGAGCCCGACGGCGGGGCTCATGATCGCGTTCAACGCGGCACGGGGCCTGTTCACGCTGAACCCGTTGACGCTTGGAAGGACTGCTACCACCGTCCTGCTACCTGGGCGGTTGGCGAAGGCCATGACGACGCGAGAGGGGCGCCAAGCGCTCATTACGGTGGCCACGCTTCCTGCCAACTCGCAACGGGCGATCCTGGCGTCAACGTTCCTGGCGACGCGCTACGGGTCCGACGCGGTCAGCGGCGAGAACGTGCGGCCTCTTCCAGACGCATCGCCCGCCGCTTCCAGATCGGCGCGCTGAATCCGCCTCCCACATACCCCATTACGTAGCCGATAGCGGCGCCCATCAGGCCGATTGACACGTCCCAGTGATTCTGCAGCATGCCCATCCCGCCGAGCATGATGGCGAGCATGATGCCGCGATCCTTTGCCTCTGACTTGTCGAATTCGATTGCCATGGGATTCAGGGTGCCACGGATGGGTATCAGGCGTCAACAAACGCCCCCCGCAAAACTGCCAAAAATGAAAAATTCACCCCAAGCAAAAACAACGGCTTGCGGGCATCGTGTGTCCGTTATTTTTGGCAAATCGAATGCGCTTGTTTTGTTTCAAATCAATTACATGCGGTAAATATGAGCCGCAGCCTCTTAATCAGCGGGTCGTAGGTTCGATCCCTACACGGCCCACCAAACAAATCAAGGGGTTGCGGCGAAAGTCGCGCCTCTTAACGCATCAATTACGGATTATATTAGGCGATTGCCAAAAATAATCACCCGATGGCGCGGGTCAGGGCGGTCGCCTTGACCACCTCACGGGCCCTGATGTACCGCTCTGTCATGACCCCCGATGCATGCCCGGCAAGGGCCTGTATGTCAGGCCTGGGAACTCCGGCCCGCTCCAGGTCGGTCAGGGCCTTGGCGCGGAGGTCGTGGAATGTAAATCGGTCCACGCCCGATTTTCTCATCGCCCTCCCCCACATCGTGGAAAATCCATCGTATGTGTACGGGGCGCCACCCCTCCCGTGCAGGAGGGTCATGCCCCGGATCGACCCCCGGGCTCTGCACCGGTCCAGGACGGTCCGTAGCGCAGGGGTCACCTGGATCGATATCCGTGCACCGGTTTTGCCCTGGGTCACCTGGAGCGTGTCGCCGTGGTCGTCTCGTAGGCTCATCTTGAGCACATCTCCGATCCGCTGGGCGGTCAGGTACGACAGGTCCATGGCATCCCGAATGGTCTGGTTCCCACCCTCCCACACCGTCCGAAACTCCGCGTCGGTCACGTAGCGGGATCTGGGGGTCTCACGATGTCGGCGCACCCCCCGGCATGGGTTGGTGTCCACAATGCCCCACCGCATGGCCACGGTAAAAATGTGGGACAGGAGGCTTTTTTCTCGGTTTGCCGCCACCGGTGCGGATTTTCCCCGCCTGTCGGTGTACTGGGCGACGTGCATGGGCCGAACATCGCCGGGCACCATGGGGCCGAAAAACGCGGAAATGAGGGCGGCCTGATTGCGCTCGTTTCGCTGGGTTTTAGGCGCTTTGCCGGGGGTGACCTCTTCGAGGTATCGGGCGATCAGGGCGGCCATGGTGCCCGGGGGGGCCACCTGGACCCCTTCGATATCGGCCCATTTGGCCTTGGCCTCGGCAAGGTCGGCGGAGAGGCGGGTCCACCTGCCGCCGGACACGTAGTAGTAGGCCCCGTGGTTGAGATAGACCCTCGGAGGCAGGTGTCTGTCTTTGGTTCTATGCCGCCCCACGTCGCTGTAATTCCGTCTCCAGGGCCATGATGTCCGGGCCGATGGGTACTGGCGTCAGGGTGCCGCCCAGGCGCTCCATGATGATGGACCGTAGCACTTTGGGGCGCCCCGATCTACCCGTGGCGAACGGGATGCCACGATCAGACAGCCACCTCGCTTGGCATGCCGACCGCTTGTAGTCGGTCAGGTCGGCCAGCTCATCGGGGGTGAGGAACATGGTCACGGGCGGGGAGGAATCTGGCCAACCGCCGATGATTCCTCGCCTGTTGAGTAGCTCATTTTTCGGCCTCCATCATTGTGCCGATGAATTCCGCTGCGACCTGTCGCTCTTTTGCCCACGGCTTGCCATTCAAAACGGGATGTCCTCCTCTGCAACATCCGGCCCCCCGGCGACTTCAACGGCCTCCGTTTGGGTCTCGAATTCCGACACCGAAAGCGACATGTACTTGACCCCTTTCTGGGATGTTTTTAGCCACGCAGAGAGCCGGAATTCACGCCCATCAACATTTATTTTCCCCAGATGGTGCGGTGAATTATCTGAGTGCCTCTTGTCGTTCGGGAACAGGACACCTCGGTTTGTGTTGTCGTAGGTCATGTCAGTTTCCAGCCTCGGACAACGCCCGGCGGCGGTTGCTGAAATGGCCACGTAGCGCGTCCCGCACGGTTTTCGGGGCGCTCTTGATGTCATCTCCGATGCGGTCCAGGTCATCACCCGTCGCGGCCTCATCGATGGTCTGTTTGAACACCGCTATGGCGGCTTCGATGGGGCTCGGGAAGTCGTCGGTCGGGGCGGGTTCGGGGGCCGGTGCGGACAACTTGCCCTTGATGCGGTCGGCACGGGAGCCGGTGGCATCCTGTGTGGTGATGACATTCACCCGGTGGGTGTCCTGATCCGGGGGGATGTCCCGGGCCTCCTCGGTGACGGAGAACCCCATGAGGATGTCGGTGAAGGTATCGCGCAGGGCGAAGGCGCGAGCCCGCATCTGGCGCATGCGGGACGGGTAATCCTTCCACGGCCCGGGCTTGTTGATGAGCCCGGCACGTTTGGCGTCCTCGTTGGAGAATTTCCGCACGTTTGGGGATGCATCCCCAACGCGCTTGACGGTGCAAACGGCCTCGGTGCCGTTGTCATCCTCGTGGATATATTCGAGCTTCCCAGACGCCCGCACGATACCCAGGAGCGCATCCCCGAAAATGCAGGGGCGACCGTTGATGACGGCGATGGATTGGCATGCGGTCATGGGGTCCATGCCTAGTCTGGCGCCGTACATGGCCGCCGTGAAAACAGCCTCCGTGCGACCCGCGTAGTGCTTCGGGACGATCCCGCTGTTGGCGATCATCTCGCAGATTTTCAGGGCTTCTTCCAAGTTCTTGGGCTGGATGCCCTGAAAGCTGAGTCCCGAAGTCGTTGATGTCTCGGTTTCCGCAGGCATTGTGATAAGCGATGTCATGGTCATTTTCCCTTCTTGATGAGGAATGTCCGAGGCCCCGGGCGGGCCGCTGAAAACTGCTTGAACAGGTCTGGATGGGCGGATTTGAATGCGGCCTGATCGAATGCGCTACGGTCCTTCGATTGGCGCCATGTGGCTACCAATCGGTCCCCCACGAAAATTTCCGACGCCTCACCAGCAAGTACCTGGATGCGGTGCTTGGCCTCGTCCAGGCGGGATGTCGCCCATTCCACGTCCTGCTTGGCTTCGCGTAACTTTTCGACCCATGCACCACCATCACCCGGCAGGTCAATCCGGGCACCGGTGCTGGACGGGTAGAGGCGTTTGAGCAGGGCACTGGTCGCGGCGGAGCCGTCCACGTCGGGGGGGCCTCCGTCCTGGACCATGCGCCAGAATTCAGCCTCCTGGTCGTAGACCATATCGATCAGTTCCTGATCCCGCTCAATCGTATAGATGCGGAACTCGTTGCCACCGATGAGGACCGCAAGATCGGCCACCTCGGCCCCGGTTACGGCCATGTAATGGGTCACCTGGAGGTGGTAGTGGTCCGGCACCTGATCGGTCCCCGCCTCACCCCACATGGGCAGGGTGAATCGATCCGCCGTTTTGCACTCTAGAATCCGGCGCTCACCCACCACACGGCGATCCAGGTTGGCGAGCATGTAGGGATGCTCCGGGTGCTGGAGGATACAGTTCACGCGGGACACCTTGCGGCCCGTGCGGCGGGCGTATTCGGTGGCCACAACATCCTCCAGAACGGTCCCGAAATGGACCGCCTCGTTGTCGGACAGGTCTTCTTCCTGGAGTTCACCGCGCTTCTCAAGCCACAGTTCATAGGCCGATTTGTAGGGCGACAGGCCCATGACTGCGGCGGCGTCCGATCCGCCGATGCCTTGGCGGCGGGCCTCAAGCCATTCGGCGCGGTCGGATTGAACCGTTTCCGATTTGGAAATGGTTGCGGTCATTAGGATCCCCCCCGATCACTGCGCTGGCATGCCACCTCGGTGCTGTCGATCCATGCGGATGCCTCGGCGGCGGGATCCTCACCGTCGGTATCCGGCTCGCCCAGAGTGCCCAATTCCACCGCCTCGTCCAGGGCGTTGATGGGCTCCTCCAGGCGGCCCAGCAGGTCGTATACCTCCCGATAGATGGGATCAGTGGTCTGCTGGAGCGTGGCGGTCTCCATGGCGCACATAACGGCCCGCATGAGGCGATACACATCGTCCAGGTGGAGCCGGGTGTTGTAGGTCTCCGGGAACAACGGGGCCGGGCCGTGCGCACGGTTATCGTCGTGGGTGTCACAGACCTCGGTGAGGCATGCGAGGGCCTTTTTCAGGGTGGTGCCTCGGATGATGGATTCGGTGATGGTGTGGGTCTCGGTGGTCATCGTCAGTGCTCCTTTCCGGTGGCTTTTGCAATGGCGCGGCGGGCGGCAATGAGTGCGCCTCTGGTGTCGCAGCCGCTTGGCAACCGGTCGTCACCTGCATCGTCAATCTCTGCCTCCAAGCCGCTTGCGGCATCCTCAAGGTCGATCAGCGCTTCCAGCAACTCCGGCGCGACGGCGATGAGGTGGACGTGTCGGATATCCTGCGTCCTGATGTGAGCGATCACCGTGCCATCCGGGCTATCTGCCACGATGTAAATATCCGGGTCCCGTTGCCATCGCTCTTCAACTCGCCATGGTCCAATCGTCACATGACTCGTCTTGCTCATCGTCTCTCCTCCTTTGCCCCCGTCCCGTGGAACGGGTAGAGAATTCCCGGGACGGGGGCGGCACCGGGTGATTCCGTTGCCTGGGCATATTCAAGCATACTTGATGTTTGCGTGTCAAGCGTGCTTGATATTTTTCTTTCACCACCGCATGACGTCACAGACTGCGACATCTATTCGGTTAGGTCAGGGGATGGGTGTGGTGTGGTTCTGGGCGGTGGCTGGCGCTGGGTACGCCGGACACAGGTGTCCGTGCGGGCTCATCGATGCGAGCGGGGATGTGGATGGGTGGGGGGGGCAGGTCTATGCCGCACTCCTAGCACATCAAAGGATTCTGGTCTATGAGTAACTCGAAATTTTTCTTCTGTCCGAGTTACTCATATAGCCCTTTGCAAGTCGTTGTCAGGGGTCACCGAAGATGAGTTCTCGTTCCAGACTATCGAGCCCCAGCAACCCATCCAGGCCTTGGAGACCTTCCAGTCCCTGTAGGCCGTCCAATCCTTGGAGGTCTGATCCAGACCCCTGATATGTGCGGGCGCCTGAATACGGGTTCACGGTGCCCTGCCTGCCGGTGTAGGGGTTGAGGTTGCCCCGCGTGGAGTAGTTGTCCAACCGGCTTCGATTGGGGGCCGACCGGTAGTGGGGCTGGACATAGGTGCCGTTGGCGCGGAAATACCCGTTGACGTAGGTGTCACCGGCATCAGCCGCCGGGATCCCAACCCATGCAGATGCGATCAGGATGGCCACCGCCATCAGGATTTGGTGTTTTTTCATGTCTGTCTCCTTTGGGTTTGACTATGGTTCCGATTCTCTCCACACCTCGGCCACACAGGCATCACGGGCGGCACGGGTGGTATCTACGAGAGCCTTGCCATCCGCGCCCAGGTTTTCGTAGCCCAATTTGTCTCGGGTAGAGGTTACGATCTGTGCATACACTACAAACCCGACCACGGTAGGCGTCAGCCTCTCCAGACAGGCACACAGTCCAGAATGCCCGATGGCCTTGAGGCATACGGATTGAAACTCATTTTCGTGATACTCAATCATTGCCTCCATGGTTATGCGCATCTGATTTATCGCATCAAGTGCCTGAATTCCTTCTTCAACTGCCTCCTGCTGATCCAGAGTGATTGGCTCCTTGCCTGTTTTTTCACTTCCAAACGGCGCCATCATCCATTGGGCGCGTTCGAGGCTCATCGGCTTGCGCGGCTCATCACCCCATGCCGGAGAGACCATCGAAAGCCCCATCAGCAGCAGTGACAGGGCCATGAAAGGCTTGTAGGATGTCCGCGCCATGGGCGTGCCCTCGCTCATAAATCGATGACCACCTGGCATGCCACGCCGCATATGGTGGCGGGGCCGGTGATCTCCATGACCGGGTAACGCGGATTCAGCGGCTCCAGCAGTCGGCGGCTCCCATCGATGACCAGGCGCTTGAAGGTGGCCTCCTGATCATCGTCGAGGCGCACCACCACCAGGGATCCGTTGGTCGCCTCCTTATCCGGGTCAACTATGACGACCGATCCGTCGGGCACCTGCGGCTCCATGCTGGTGCCGTGAATCCGCAGTGCAAACGATCTGTTGCCGATGTTTTTGGCCGTGTAGACCCAATCGTCTGAGCCTCCCGGCTGGAATGCGTCTACGACCTCCTGCCACTGCCCGGCCTGGACCCAGGAGATGACCGGGACACGACGGATCGGTTCGTGGCCGAGGCCCCTGAGGCCACCCGCAGATCCTGTTGGGGGGGCGGTGGCCCCATAACCCGATCCGGTGAGACCGGAGAATGTACCAGATGCGCTGTTTCCGGTTTTTTTCGGACCGACGCCATGAGCGATCCACCGCTCGCTGAATCCTGTGGCGGAGGCCAATTTCAAGAGGTTCATGCCCTTGAGTGATTTGGTCTCGCCATTTTCCCACTGGCTGATGGCCTGGGGTCTGACGCCGACGTCGCGGGCGAGATCCGCCTGCGTTTTTCCCGTTTCATCGCGAATCTCTTTCATCCGCTCTGCAAGAGTACTTGTCATGATGGCTCCACCATAAAACAAAACCCGGCAAGCATCCTTGACACCATTTATCAAGTGTGCTTGAATCTCCGGCATGATGAGCATCAAGCAAATCGCGGACGAGTTCGGCGGCATGGCCGAGATGGCAAAGGCACTGGGTGTGAGTACCCAGGCGGTGTACCAGTGGAAAGTCATCCCGCCGTTGCGGGCGTTGCAGATCGAGCGGCTGACAAGTGGCCGCATATCCGCAGCGAAAATGAACCCGGGATCGGTCCCAGGCCAGAAGACGGCCTGATGTCTCCGCACCCCGCGAATCCCACGTCACAAGTGTCACCTGATTGGGTGTCCCCCTGTGTCCCCTATTGGGGGACAGGCGGGGACAGGGGGGTATAGATGGGCCAGGAACCACTATTTTTCGACGGCTGGCAGGATGCCGTGGGGGCTTGCATCCATGGCTCCAACCGCAAGGCGGTGGCCGCCGAGGTGTGGCCCTCACTCTCCGCAGAGCGGGCCTACGACAGGCTGAAGGCGGTAACCAACCCGGAGCGCCGGGAGACCGCCGACCTGGACGAGGTGATCCGCATCATGCTGGTCACGGGGAAATTCTACCCCCTCTATTACATGGCCCAGGAGGTGAGTCACTCCCGACCGGTGCCGGTGGCACCTAAGGATGAAGAGGCGTTGCTGATGACCACCTATGTCCAGGCCGTCAAGGATATGGGGGTGCTCACCGAGCGGATGGCGATGATCCAGAAACGTCGGCAGCTTGAGCGGATCGGGTGACTCACCCCTCCCCCACCCCATTGGGCCGTCCCCCATCGGCCCAGGCGGCCCGCCCCCTGTCTCTCCGGGGCGGGTCGCCGAATTTGGGGGCCAGGGTATGCGTCTGGTGCGGTAAGCGGCTGGTGCGGCGCGAAGGGGAGCGTCCATACATTTTTCGCAAGCGCAAGGGCTGCAATCGGTCCCATGCAAGGAAGGCTTACATCAAAAAACGCCGCGCTGGTGTCGTCACCGTTCAGGACGTGGCCCGCTCAAGGCGCCGCCAGGGGATTGTTGGGGCCTCTCACCGGGTCTCCCTTGACCCTCGCCCCGTCTACACCCCGGGACAGGTTATTTGGGCACGTGTGGGTGACAGCGACCAGCGGGGAGAGGTGCTCAAACACACCCCAGGTGAGAGGTGCGTGACGGTGCGGTTTGACCGTCCGGTATTCGAGCGTGGGGAGCGTGTGGGGGTTATCAGTGCGGCAGTGATTTTGGGGGTGGAGGACTGATGGCGAGATACCGGAAGATCGATGTCAGGATCTGGAGCGATGCGAAATTCATGGGCATGTCAGGGGATGGGAAACTTATTTTTCTGTTCATTTTGACGCATCCGAATATGACCAGGATTGGTGCAATGAGGGCCACGATTCCAGGAATGGCGGCAGAGCTTGGTATGGACCAGAAAGGGTATGCCAAAGGGTATCGGGAACCATTATCGAAAGGGTTGATTGAGCATGATGAATCGGCCGCATTTTTGGCGGTTCCGAACTTCCTCAAGTACAACCCACCCGACAACCCGAATGTGGTGAAGTCGTGGATCAACGATGTTGACCTGATTCCAGAATGCCCAATGCAGGTCAAGCATTTTCAACGAGTTAAAACCACTGTCGAAGGGTATGGGGAACGGTATACCAAAGCGTTGCCGGAACCATTCGCGAACCATTGCCGAAAACAGGAACAGGAACAGGAACAGGAACAGGAGCAGGAACAGGAACAGGATCTTGACTCCGGATCTTCTCCGAGTTCTGACGAACTCTCCGAAGATCCTCCGTCTTGTCCGGAGCCAGAAGAATCTGCCTCCGGCCCCCCCGTTGTGGCGGTCGTTTCGATCCCGCTGATTCCCCGGGACGGATCTCACTCGGTCACCGCTGACGACATCGCTCGATATGCCGAGACCTATCCCGGCATGGACGTGATTGGCGAGGTGCGGAAGGCGGCCATGTGGTGCGATGCATCACCGGAGCGGCGAAAAACCGCCAAGGGCGTCCGTAAATTCTTGATCGGCTGGCTGAACCGAGCCCAGGACCGTGGGGGTGGTAGGGGCAAACCGGTGTCCGAACTCACCTCGAATTCTTGGTTCAAGGAGTTTGAAAAATGACCATCCAGGAATTTCAGGATGGCATTCATCGCCTGGAGACCCACCGCCCCGGCCAGTCCTATGGCCCGGAACTCACTGCCGCCCTGTACCGGCGTTTCCAGGCGTGGCCCGCATGGGCCTGGGAGCGGGCCGTCTCCCACCTGCTGGACAATCACAAAATACGGGCTCTGCCGGTGCAAGCCGACATGGTGACAGCGCTGGACGAGGTGGGGGGTGACGCCAAGCCCCAGCACCAGCGGCAGACCGCACCGGAGCCGGAGATGTCGCTGCATGAGGTGGCGGCGAGCCGGTGTTACAAGGCGGAGATTGTTACGGCTATGGCAGACGGTAAATCAGCGTGTGATGAACTCGCCCTGGTCGCCAAGGACGTGGACGAGGCCGTAGAGGGCGAGTGTCCATGCCGGGATGGGGTGGTGATTTTTCATCGCCTCCCGACCAATCCCCGGCATGCCTACGCCGGGCCGTGTCCCAACGGCTGCGGTCGGGCCGAGAAATTCGGTCGAGCAATATCCGGGTCAAAGGCGCTGGCGGTGGTGGATATCGATACCGGAGCGTTTGTGCGGTGGGCGCACAACTTGGGAGGCGCACAAGGGATGCCCGCTAAGGGGCCCATGAGCCACGATCTGACCCTAGCCGGTACCCTACCCTAGGTTGGTATGTTTTTTGAGCGTAGAAGGGAAATTTGAATTTAGAGGCATTTGCGTGGTGCTGATGCCGTAAAACGACGAAAAGGAGACAAAATGAGCTACGAAATTCTGAACGATGAGCCGATGCCGGGGAAGCCGATGAGCGAGCTTGCTGAGCTTCTGTGCAATTTGACCCCGGGCCAGTGCCTGAAAATGACTGGTGCCAAGCGCATTCCCCGGAAGCAGATCAAGGAGGCTGCGGAGCAGTGCGGGAGTGAGTTTGAGGTCCGGTGGATGGATGACAAGGCCGCGCTGGGGATCTGGCGGATGGTGACTCAGGCCACTGAGGATCTCGATGAGTAGCGGGGTCAAAACGGTGCCCCACGAGGTCGCACGCCGCGCATCATGTGCCTGTGACGAGGGATGCCGGGATGGTCGATTCATCGCCGGATCGGGGATCGTGGCGGGGCTCTGCACCATCGGGGTGTGGGTCGCTCTCTGGTGGCTGATTCGGTGACCCGATACGCCCTCGGAATCGATCCCGGAAAGACTGGTGCGCTGGCTTTGGTGCCGCTCGAAGGGACCGATGCCAGGGTGTGGGAGATGCCGCCGGATCATGTGGCACTGGCCAGGCTGTTACGCATGATCTGGCGGAATTTTCACCCCGTCATCGCCGGGATCGAACGAGTCAACGCCGGGCCCCAATTCGGCACCGTGGGAAATTTCACTTTCGGTGTCGGATTCGGGGTCGTTCAGATGGGCGTTTTGATGCTCAAGATCCCGCTCCACCTTGTCCTCCCCAGCCAGTGGCAGAAATCCGTCGGGGGGTTCCCGGCGCGGCCCAAGGTGATCGTCCCGGATGGCCTGTCAGATGCCGAGGCCAAGCGGTTCCGGGCCCAGGCCAGCACCCGGCACCGCAAGGCCATCAAGGCCCATTCCCGGGCCGAGGCGGCGCGGTTGTTCCCAAATCTTAACTTCTCACGCCAGAAAGACGATGGGATTGCGGACGCGCTACACATCGGGCGGTGGGCTGGTCGGCAGATTTGACGGGATCCTTTTTTCTGCTGCCTGAAGCGATTTGACGACTCTCCACACTGTCACCGGCGCGCACTCAACCTCTCGTGCCGCCTGGGCCTGGGCGAGCCCCTCAACCAGCACCAGACGTGCACCCCGACACCCCGCCGATTCGGGCTGGACCTTGCACCGCCGGAGACATTCGATGAAGCGGCCTGGGGTCATGAGGGGCGGGGATATATTGGGTGGCAGCGATCTGACAGCCCCAGCATTGACCTGTACGAGGTTGCCAGCGGGTGTCCTCATCAACGCTCCGGTGTCGTATCCATCCCGGGTGACAGTGCCGAGCAGATCCCAGCCCGTATGGATCGGCCCAGAAAATAGGCGGCCCTGTGTTTTGTCTCCGGTCGTGGTGATGTCCATCAGATTTTTTCCTTGTGCTCCGTCCGGGCCCGTTTCGCACGGATATCATCCAGACGCTTTTTCAGCCGACGTGCGTTGGTGCGGGAGTTTGATGGAAAATATGGCACATCAAGCCAATGGCTCTCCCGCATGGTCGTTTCAATTCAGTGGTCGATTCATCTGCACGTTTTCGCGCTTTCCCTGCCCATTCAATACGTCTGGCAAGCCGCGATTCTTTTCGCTCTCTACTTGTCATTTTTTTAATCCTCCCGCACAAGCACGTACACCTCAGCAGTCGGCTCAAGCCACCAAATACGACCGCACGGGTGGGTTCCGGGATGCCGCACAGTGCATCGGACAGGGAGAGGGTTTCCGATAGGCGCATCCGCCAGACCGTCTGCGTCCGTTTCCGGCTCATTGAGCAGGCGCACCCAACCATCCCCGAATTCACCAACCGCCCACCGTTCTTGCGATGAAATCTTTGGAAGCAAATCAGCAAAATGGATAAACGCTCCCTCCCTAATCTGATTTTCAGATCCAGCGGTCAAAAAGTAGGTGTAAAGTTTCATTTTTCTTCTCCTTGCGCGTCGGCGCCGTGGCAGACGGGGTAATGGGGTGTCAGTCGTCGGTCTCGGGCTCAATCGCGCCGATGCCGATTAAGGCCGCCTCGGCAGACGCCCCCAGGCGGTCGCGGTCGCAATACAGACCATCCTCGTCGTAGACGATCTGATAGCACCCGTTGGTGTCGTTGAGCACGCTCTCCCAATCGGCCTGCCAGATTGCCTTGGTGGCGTCGGTCGCCTGGTCGGCGGTCGTCTCGCCGGTCTCGCGGATGATGCCGTCGTCGTCGGTCTCGACGCCGGTGACCACCCAATCGCTGATGTCGTCACCGTCGCGCAGTGTCTCGAGTCCCGCCTTGAGGGCGTCTCCCCAATGCTCCAGGCCGCCGCTGTACACGACCACCTGGCCCGATGCCAGGCCGTACAGATGCAAGCCCCCCGCATTGTCTTCGACAAAGGCAAATCCGTCGGTTTTGATTCCGGTGTGGGTCATGGTGTCTCTCCTGGCGGTGGGGGCTTTATTGCCTCCCACGTAGTAATATTACCACTAATATAACTAGTGTCAACAATAGTAATGGGATTTATTTCATGTTCCACGTTTTTTCCGCGCCGGGGAGGGCGGAGAGAGGAGCGGGGGGAACCTACGGAGGGGGGTGAGGAGTGAGGTGGGAGGGCGTCAGGTGATCGGGTACCACTCCGGGGCGTGGGGGTGGGATCCTGGATCTGGAGAGGGATCTAGGATCCTGATTGGGGGCCGGGGAGGGTCGGAAGATTCGAGGCATGGAATTCCGCCGAATCTTCCTATCTTTCTCCGGATAAGGGGGAGGGATAGGGAGGGGGTCTGTTTCAGAAGTGAAACACTCAACGGGTGAAACGGGGCAAAATGCCCCACTTTTCTTGACACGATGTTTCAGATGTGAAACATTCCCCCCATGGATGCGGATCTCCAGACCACCGATGCGCTGACCCCTGAGGTGATCCCTGACGTGGGCGCGACGGCTGCAGAGTGGGCGCCGCTTGTGGTCGAGGAGCTCGTATCAATCGCCCTACACGCCACGTCCACGCGTGACCGGCTCCGCGCCTGCCAGTACCTGATTGACCGCATACACGGCGCTCCGGCGCAGTCTGTGACGACCGACGGCAGCGTGTCGATCCGGGTCGTGATCGAGGAGGCCGTTACGTGATCGCACCGGTCCAGGATGTGCGGTATCTGCTACACCCTGCGCAGATGGAGGCGCTCAGGAGCCCCGCGACCGAGTTGCTCTACGGCGGGGCCGCCGGAGGGGGAAAGTCGCATTTTCTGCGCGTCGTTGCGATCCGCTGGTGTCTGGCCGTGCCCGGAATCCAGGTATACCTGTTCCGCCGCACCCATCCCGACTTACGTGCCAACCACCTGGTTGGCCCTGCCGGTCTCCCGGCGATGCTGGCAGACATTCAGGCCGCCGGGATGGTTCGGTTAAATTCCCAGTCCGGGGAGTTCCGCTTCATCAACGGATCGATTTTGAAACTCGCCCATCTCCAGCGCGAGACCGACGTGGGACGATATCAGGGCGCCGATATACATGTGCTGCTCATAGATGAGCTCACCCACTTCTCCGCAGATCAATACCGGTTCCTGCGCTCCCGGGTGCGCCTTGGGGGTTTGCCCGTACCCACCAAATACGCCGACCGCCTGCCGTGCATCTGCTGCGCCACCAACCCCGGGTCCATCGGTCATGCGTGGGTCAAGGCCGCGTGGGTATCCCCCAAGCCCCCCCGTGAGATATGGCGCGCCCCCGCCGCCGAGGGAGGTATGACCCGACAGTATCTCCCCGCCCGGCTTGCCGATAATCCGACCCTCGCCAAGACCGACCCGGCATATCTGGACCGCCTCACCGGACTTGGGAACCCTGCGCTGGTCAAGGCACTCCGAGACGGCGACTGGGACATCGTCGCGGGCCAGGCGTTCGAAATGTGGCGCCGCGACCGTCACGTCATCGCGCCGTTTGCCATTCCCCCTCACTGGACCCGGTTCCGGTCCCTGGACTGGGGCTCATCGAAGCCGTTTTCGGTGGGGTGGTGGGCGGTGGCCGACGGTGACATGGGCCGGATCCCCGCTGGCGCCCTGGTGCGCTACCGCGAGTGGTACGGCTGGAACGGGTCCCCGGATGAGGGCCTACGGCTCACCAGTACCGAGTTTGCCAAGGGGATCCTGGAGCGTGATGCACCCGGCGAGGTGATCCGCTACACGGTGGCCGATCGCGCCGTGTTCCAGCGCCAGGATGGGCCGTCGGTGGGTGAACACATGGCCCTGGCCGGGATCGCCTGCCGCCCCTCAGACAGCCACCGCGCCGCCGGATATCAGGAGGTGCGCCGCCGTCTCACCGGCACCGACGGGATCCCGATGCTGTACGTGTTTGACACCTGCGCCTCCGGCCTGATCCGCACCCTGCCGGAGCTGGTCATGGACCCAAGCCGACCCGAGGACGTGGACACCCGCCAAGAGGACCACGCCTATGACGAGACCCGGTACGCGTGCATGAGCAGACCGGTGGTGACGAGACTGCCGAGCGACAGGGCGCCCCGGGACCGATGGGCGGCACAATTCGCCACGACTGGCGGGGGAGGCAGATCGTGGCGCGTGACGTGATCCAACCCGAGGCCGTGGCGGGCCAGGACATCCTGGCCATGCTGATCCGGTTTTTTTCTGCGGTGGACGAGGCCACCGAGGAGGCCCGACGCCACGCTGAGCGCGACCGCGACTATTACGACGGCGACCAGTGGAGCGAGGCCGAGAAGGCCGCCCTCAAGGCCCGCGGTCAGGCCCCCATCGTGATCAACCGCATCAAGCCGAAAGTGGATTTTCTGCTGGGACTGGAGCGGGTGAAACGCACCGATCCGAAGTTGCTCCACCGCAATCCCGACGACCAACAGGCCGCCGAGGCGGCCACCCAGGCGGTGCGATTCGTGGGGGACGCCAATCGGTTCGACGACGTGCGCTCCCAGGTCTTCGAGCACATGCTCATCGAGGGCACCGGCGCCGTCGAGGTGGTCACCGAGGGCAAGGGCGAAGATGCCCGGGTCAAGATCAACCTCATCCCGTGGGACCGCCTGTTCGTGGATCCCTACGCCCGGCGCCGCGACCTGGACGATGCCAAGTACCGGGGCCAAGTGATCTGGATGGACCTGTCCGAGGCAAAGCGCAGGTGGCCAGGGAAACATGACGTGATCGAGGCCACGATGAACGGTAGCGGCGGTAGCGGCCACACGTTCGACGACAAGCCTGACCCGTTTTCAGATTCCAAGCGCCGCCGGGTACGGGTGATCGAGTGCTGGTGGCGGGACGGCGGGCGGATGCTCCAGGCCGTCTACGTCAAGGGCGGAATCCTGGACGGGCCCCGGGAGTCGCCGTATCGAGACGACGACGGAAAACCACAGGATCCCTACGTGATCGGGGTGGCATTCGTCACCCGTCACGGTGAGCGCTACGGGGCGGTGCGGCAGCTGGTGGACATCCAGGACGAGATCAACAAACGCCGCTCCAAGGCACTGCATCTGCTCTCGGTGCGCCAGGTGCGGGCCGAGCAGGGGGCGGTGGCAGATGTGGACCGGGCACGGCGCGAACTGGCGCGGCCCGACGGCTTCATCGAGACCACCCCCGGCATGGCCTTCGAGATGCTCCCCACCGGCGACATGGCCCGGGCCCAGTTTGAGCTGCTCACCGAGGCCAAAAGCGAGATCGATGCCGTGGGGGCCAACGCGGCCCTCGCCGGCAAGGCCAACGCGGGGGCCAGCGGGAGAGCCATCCAGGCCCGCCAGCAGGGGGGACAGACCGAGACCGGACCAATATTCGACGCCCTCCGATCCTGGCAGCATCGCGTCTACCGCAAGATGTGGAGCCGCATCAAACAGGTCTGGACCGGGCCCCGGTGGTTGCGCGTGACGGACGATCCACAGAGCGCTGAATTCATCCAGGTGAACAACCCGGTGACGCTTGAGGAAGCGCTGACAAAGAAATTCGGCGAAGTGCCCCCGGAACTGGCCGGGCATCCGGCGCTGTCACAGACCGTTTCCACCGACAACCATCTGGCACAACTGGACGTGGACATCATCGTCTCCGACGTGCCTGACACCGTGACGCTCCAGGGTGAGCGTCTGGACAAGCTGTCCGAGCTGGCCCGGGCCGGGGTGCCGATCCCACCGGAGCTGATCGTGGCGGCGTCCGGCCTTGGGTCCGACGCCAGCAAGCAGATACGCGATGCGCTGGGGCAGACGCCGGAGGCCAAACAGGCCCGGCAACAGCGGCAGAAGCAGGATCAGGAAATCAAGGACCAGGGCGCCCAGGCTGAAATCAAGGCGCTTGTGGCCAAGGCGGAGCGTGACATGGCGGCGGCACAGAAGGCTGCGGCTGAGGCGCAGAAAATCCAGGTCGAGACCGCCATCGAATCGAATCGACCACAATTCTAGGAGACGGAAATGGACGAGACCACCGAGCAGACCGAGACCCACGAGCCGACGCCGCTGGATGACATCCTGAGCCAGGGTGGGGGTGAGCCCACCGGTTCAGAGCCCACCGTGGAGACCGACCCGGAGGCCGCGCAGGAAGCGCAGAGCGATCCTGCGGAAGTCCCCGGCGAGCCCGTAACCGACCCGGCCCCGGAGGCCGCCCCCGATCCCAACCAGCAGATCATGGATCGTCTGGCCGCCCTGGAGGGACAGAACGCCGCGCTGATCGATCAGTTGCAGTACGCCCAGGTGCCGCAGCCGGATCAACAGGAACCCCAGGATCTTGCCGAGCAGATGCTGACCGATCCGGCGGGGTTCGTGCGAAATCAGAACGCGGCGCTTGAGGCGAGGGTGAGCGTGCTGAATGCACGCATGTCTCATGAGGATTACGGCGAGAAGTTCAACCTGGTCATGAAGGCTGTCGAATCCGATCCCGGTCTGGAACAGGCGATCATTAACTCCGGAGACCTCGGCGAGGCGATCTATCAACACGGCGCACGACTCGCCGCACAGACCGAACTCGCGCCCCACAACGGCAGTCTGAAGGAGGCGACCGACGCGGCCTACAAGGCCGGGTTCGAGGCCGCGACCAAGGGGGCGCATTCGGCCCATGAGGGGGCCCCGACCCTCTCAGACGTGCCGTCCGCTGGCGCCGGGACAGCACCGCCCGCGTGGAGGCCCACCCCTCTCGACAAGATTCTCAGCGCCGGGTGACTCCCGGTACAAACCGACGGCGGCAACCACAAAAGAAGGAAATGACAAATGACTGACACCACCGTCGCAACGGGCCTCAAGGTCCACCAGTGGGATGACAACTTTTTCCAGGAATACGTCCGCGCAAGCCGCTTTTCGCGCTACATGGACGGCAATGAAAACGCCATCATCCACACCCTTGAGAACCTCACCAAGAAGCCCGGTGACCGCCTCACCGTGTCACTGATCCATGAACTGGCGGGTACGGGCGTCACCGGTAACACCGTGCTGGAGGGGTCCGAAGAAGCCCTCGACAACCGATCCCACATGCTCACCGTGGACACCCTGCGGCACGGTGTTCTTGTCACCGACAACGAGCAACAGAAGACGGGCATCGACCTGCGCAACGCGGGCAAGGTCCGTCTCAAGAACTGGATCATGAAGAACCTGCGTGATGCGATCATCGCCGCCATGCAGTCAATCAATGGCGTGGCCTACGCCACCGCCAGTGCCGCCCAGCGTGACGTGTGGCTGGTTGACAACGCCGATCGGGCTCTGTTCGGCGCCGCCAAGGTCAACAATACCGGGGTCCACAGCACCTCGTTGCTCAACGTGGATGCCGTCAATGACGTCCTCACTCCAGGGCTGGTGTCCCTCGCCAAGCGCATGGCCAAGGCCGCCAGCCCCGCCATCCGCCCGGTCATCACCAAGGGCGATGAGGAGTGGTTCGTGCTGTTCGCCAACTCCCGGGCGTTCCGCGATCTCCAGAACGACGCCGCCATGATGCAGGCCAACCGCGACGCCCTCGAACGGGGCAAAAAGAACCCCCTGTTCACCGGCGGAGACCTCATCTGGGACGGCGTGATTATCCGCGAAATCCCCGAAATCCCGGTCCTCGCCGGGGTGGGGGCCGTCGGTATCGACGTGGCGCCCAACTTCTTCTGTGGCGCCCAGGCCGTCGGCGTGGCGTGGGCCCAGCGGACCAAGACCGCCACCCAGGACACCGACTACAAGTTCCGCCACGGGGTCGCCATCCAGGAGATCCGTGGGGTGGAGAAGCTCACCTTCGGCAAGGGAGTGGGTGACACCACCGATCTGGTGGACCACGGCATGCTGACCCTGTTCACCGCTGGTGTGGCTGACGCGTAGCCGTCCGCGTTACGCCAAACCTGGGGGGGGCTGGGGGTCTACTCATTGGCCCCGGCCCTCCCCGCTTTATGGAGATTTTACCGATGAAAATCATGTTCACCCCGTCCGACAGTGCCGAGTCCATCACCCTCCGGGGGGTGAAGTTCCCCGCTGGGGAAGTGGTTGATGTGACCGATTCACTGCTCGCTGAAAAGGTCTCGCGGCTGCCGTATTTCACGGTGCCGACCGTGGAGACTGAGCCGCCCGTCGGGCCGAAGCAGAAGCCGACCAATCGCGGCGCCTGACCCGTGGCCACCCAGACCGCGATTCAGGCCGACATCAGGGCCGGGGCTCTGACCCGAATCGGGGTCACGGATGCCGGAGGCACCACCACCGCATCCGACGACCGGCAAGCATCCCAGGCGCTGGCCCGGCTTCTGGATCATCTCTTCCACCTGGGGGATATCGGTTTTCCGACTTCCTCGATCCCAGACGCTGCGATCGGTTCGCTCATCGCACTGCTGGCCGCCGCCCTGGTGGAGGACTTCGGGGTCCCCGAAGCCCGTGCCGACCGTATTCGCGCCGAGGCCCTCGCCGGACGCCGCGACCTCATCCGCATGAAGGCCGCCTCCGGGGGCCGCGAAACCGTTTCGTTCGTCAATTTTTAGTCGGAGATAATCATGGCCATCAAGATCAACACCGCACTCCAGAATGCGCTCCTGGACCGAACCCTTGGCAACCCCGGCGCCAGCCCTCCCGGGGTGTTCGACGGAGGTGTGCTGGAGATTTACGACGGGGTTCAGCCCGCCGACGCCAATACCGCTGTGGGCGCCCAGGTGCTGTTGGCGTCCCTGCCCATGGCGGCTTCGGCCTTCAATGCGGCGGCGGGCGGCGTGGCGGACATGGCGGCGCAGATTCAGGATGCCGCCGCCAATGCGGGGGGCACGGCCTCTTGGTTTCGACTCCGGGATGCTGGCGATACGATGCGCATTGACGGGGACGTTTCGACCTCGGGGGCGGCGTTGAATCTCTCCACCACCACCATCGTCTTGAACGGTGTGGTCACCGTGACCGCCCTGTCGTTGACCCATCCGGCGTAAAGGCGTGGCCGAGTTGCTCATCAAGGCCGTGGATGCGGTCCACCCCGATGCCGCCATCGACGCCGCCTGGAGCCACAAGCGCGGCGATGTGGTGGCCGCCCAGCCCGATGGCCATGCCTGGGGCCGGGACGAGGGGCTACCGGGGTTCTACCGGGTGGCGGTCCCCGATCTGCTGATGGCCGAGGCCGCCCGGCTGCTGGATCGGGACGTGGACCCGGCGGACCCCACCAACGTACTCCGCGCCCGCGCCTTCACGGTGCGTCTTGATCTGCTTCCGCAAGCGGCCCGAGACGCCCTCGCCGCCACCGGTAGCGCCACCATCTCCCGCGCCCTCGCCGCCCCCGCTGTCATGCACAAGGCCTCCGGGCTCCCGGTGTTTTAATCGTGGTCGATGTGGTCAAAACCATCGGTTCCGGTGGCGGGCGCGATTTCACCACCATCAACGCCTGGGTGGCCGCCATCCCGGCGGACCTGGTGGCGGCGGGCCAGTCGTGGATCGGCGAGGTCTATAACGACGCGCCGTTTGCGGAGGGCGGTGGGGTGACGTTCGCCGGTCACATCACGGACGCCACCCACACCATCACCCTCCGCGCCGCCGCAGGTCAGGGGCATACCGGGGTGGCCGGGACCGGAGTGGTGCTACATACCTCCGCCAATTGGGAGGAGACGTTACGGTTCATCGATGATAACGTCTCCGTTGCTGGCCTGGAGGTGGACGGCGGCACGTTCACACAGCAGCGTCTCGTCGATCTAAAATCGGGCGCCCGGAATGTGCTTGTGGACCGGTGCATTCTCCATGGAGGCACCACCGGTATCGTCGCGGCAGATGCGGCGAGCAACACCCAATTTATTCGCAACACCGTCGTGTACGGATGCACCACCGGCATCAAGTTCAACGGATTCGTGCGGGTGTGCATCGATAACACAACCGTATTCAACTGCGGGACGGGCATCGACCGGACGTCCGATTCGGCGGCATACCCAGTGCTCCGTAACGTCGTCTCCGTGGGGAACGGCACGGATTATGGTGGCACGGGTGGCCCCCATATGTTCCTGGGCACCGGCACCACGAACAACAGCTCCGGCGACACCTCGGCGGCGGGGACCAACGCCGTTACCGGGCTGGTGGCCGCCACCGAGTTCGTCGATGTCACCGTCGGGACCGAGGACTTGCATCTCAAATCCGGCGCGGTTTCCATCGACTCCGGAGCCGATCTGTCCGCCGATTTCACCCTGGACCTGGACGGCGTGGCCCGGATTGCCCCCTGGGACCGGGGCGCCGATCAGTTTGTGGCGGTGGGTGGCGGCATTACAGGCACTGCCTCCGGTGCGTTTTCACCCCTCACCGGAGCCGCCTCCGGCACCGTGGCCGCGCCGGTTACCGGCCCCGCTTCCGGGACCTTCGCGGCCCTCCATGGCAACGCCTCCGGGGGGTCCCTCCCGCCCGTCTTGGGCAGCGCCGCCGG